AAGCAGTTTGTACCAAACACAGAGACTGCAAAGAAAGCAAGTAAAGCCGCACGTGCTGCTAAAAAATATAAGGGAAAATAGTGATAAAATAAAAGAATCTAGATGACCCAGTGATGGCGGTAGATTCCAAAGCACGATTAAAAGACATTGTTAATTCCTATTTAGATAAAGACGGAGGTGCTGGAATCGACACCGGGATCGTTGCTGGACATTTAGCACAGATGCGATTATTTGGCATACGCCAAGGGGTAGAATTCTTCCCCGGTCAAGATAATTTTGGCAACCAACGTAAAGATTTTTTAGATCGCGTCGCTAAATACAACCAATTAGATACACGATTAGATTCTATTTGGGATTATTTTCTTTGTGACGGCCAAGGTTTATTTTACATTCGACCTACGGGTAACAATTATCGACTTTATTTTTTTAGAAAACACGAGTACAGAACTTATTACAACGTTGATGGCGAATTAGATGAAGTCGTAATCATCTACAGCTATAAAGTGCGTCAAGGCAATGGCTTTATGCAGCCTACTGTTATTGATGACTCAGCCATGACTGGCCATTCAGATCACATGAGTGGCATGGGAAATGGAGGAGGTACAAAAAAATACATTAAACTTTCAATTAAGAAACGGCTTATTACAGAGACGCATTCCGATGGACACATGTCTTTCGAAATGCCAGATCAAGTGGCACCAGGAAGGACGAAGAAACTTAAGAACACCTTAGGTTTTATTCCTTGCGTTGAAATTTTCAACAATCCTAAGGGCTTTGCCACAGAAGGCGTAGGTGAATTTGATTCCTTAGCGGATCAGATTTGTCTGCACGACGACATGGTTAAGAACATGCGGAAGAACATTCAGTTCTTTGGCAATCCTACCTTGTTGTCATCTCGCCCAAAGACTGATCTTATGGAGACAGGTACAGACTCGGTGGTTCAAAGACCTTCGATTGCTGCTAATTCTGGCTTCATGGGAAATAGTGCTTTAAGCAAATCAATGTTTAAAGCAGATCCAATCTCGCGTGGCATGGACGGACAACTTCGTGTTCCCCGTGTTATCGCAAATTTAGAACCAAACGACCGTGTTGGTTATATCGTACCCGACGCTGTTACAGGCGATCAGGTATCTTTCAGCCGAACTCTACGTGAAGAAATTCGTACTGCCTTAGGTGGTCAGGATGAAATCAGTATTTCGGCAAGTGTAACTGCGACTGAACTTAAATCTATTTACGGTCGCGTTGCAGCAACTGCAAAGAAGAAGTGTCGTTCTATTTATACGCACGGCATTGCACGTTGCATGGAGTTAATCATTTATCAGGAAGAGAGGCTCTTCAGAGACAGCTTAGCTGCTGCAGTTGGCTTAGAAAAACCAGTTGATTTAACTGAGGACGCTACGCCACAGCAAGAGGAGATGTACGAAGATGCAATGGCTAATTACGATCAGCAAATTAAGCAGATCATGATGGCCGCCTTAAAGACTGAAGTACTTCCTCCATCTGTCATTGGTTTAATTCCCGACGGGGACTTAACTGTGCAATGGCGTTGGCTTGGTCCAGTATATGAAGACACCTCGCAGGACTTAATTAACAACTCAATTGTTGTTAGAAACTTGCAAGAATTGGGTGTTGATAGTATAGAAGCACTGAAGTTTCTTTTCCCACAAAAAACGGATGAGGAACGAGCCGCGATGTTATCGGGGTTCCCATTCAGGATGGTGAATGAATTGCAAGGAGCTTTCCAAGCATTCAGTCGCCTGGTTGGGGGTATGATGCAGACCCCTCACCCGCAGTCACCAGATTTACCGATGGCTGCAGATCCACGTTTGGATTTAACACCTTATCTGTATCGAACTCTCGAAGCATTACAACAGGAGATGAGTTATGCAGGACGCTACCGTCCAATCGATCCAACCGACGAGCCCAACACCAGTGGCCGTCGCCCCCAGCAGCTACGTGGCGGCAGCACCGGCTCCGGTGGCGCAGCCTCAGGCTCAAATTCCGGTGGGTATCAATTACCCCCAACAAACACAGGCGGCACCTACCAGCTACCAATCAACCCCGTCACAATACGTCCCCCAATCCCAACCGGCGGCGGTTCCCCCGTCCAACCCATGGGAGTCGGCGTTCAACAAGGTGGTGGGACTACTGAGTCAGCCAGCCCCCTCCCCGTTCCAGGCAGCACCGTCAGCTCCGGCACCGACGTACCAACAAGCTATCCCGGGAAACTGGGCTACGGCGGAGGCAATCAGCCCGGGTATTTCACGCTCGGATCGCCTGACATGGTCGCCCAACCAGGTATCCTCGCCCAATTATTCCCCAACTTCCTCGACAACCTCCGCTCAGGAGCAAGCCCTGGCGGTGGACCGAATGGTCGCGGACCATTACAACCTGAGTCAGGAAACCAGGGCGGTTCTGGACGCGTTCGGTCCAGAGGCTCCAGGGATTCTAAACCAGTACGCCGTAAACCTAGAAGCTCTTCTTGATGATGCCGTTTATTGGGCTAAAGAAGAACGCGTCTACTTAGCAGGTTTTGTCGATTATGCCATTTGGGCACACGACACTCTTTGTGATTATGCTGCTTTTGCGGTCAACGAGCACGTCGAAAACAAGGCATTCAACGAGATTTTAACTAATCCCGATGTTCTGTCTGATTACACTCTGCAGTTCTTCGGACCCAAAGGTCCTTACCCTGTTTATGAGTCCGAGAAACAGCTCGAAACTACCGGGTATCCGACTGCTCCTACTTCCTTCGGTGGCGCAGCTATGCCTGCTCCTCCCGCGCAGTCCAGCCCTCAAAATACTCGGGAATTCTGGAATGTTTTCGATCAGCAGATGATCAACGATCCGCAAAATGCTTGGCGTATTCTGAACCAAGCAAATCCAGGCACTATGGCTAATAAGCTGTTTGTGATGGAATGATATATGCAGAGGGGGATTATTCCCCCTCTTCGTATATAAAATTACTAGATGCTAGTATTTTCATAGATAAGCCGTTTGGCTTTATCTTTCACCCGATTCACCTTGACACTGGAGGATAAACCAAAGTGTTCATTGATAGCTAGTTCAGATCCTGGTAGGTATGTCCTTTCAGCATTTGGTAAATAGCTCCGTGATTACAGTTAAACTTTTCAGCAATCTTTCTATAAGAAAGACCCGCTTCTTTTAAAGCTTTAATTTGAATCACATCTTCGGTTGAAAACTTCCTAAGTGATTTTTTCGCCTTTCCTTTACTTGCAAAGCCTTTTTTAGTTTGATCATTTTCGATCCACGTTCTTGTAAGGTTTTCTTGTTTAGTAACAATCTCTAAGTTATTCAGATTGTTATTTCTTTTATTGTTGTCTACGTGATTAACTTGTAAAGAAAAATTGTAAGTCCCGTGGGACCGCAAGTCTAAACCTAAGAAAGCTACAGCCATTAATACGTGTAAGTTAAATCTTTTTCTTTTCCCGTTTACAAGAACTGAGACTCGATCATATTTACTGGTGTTCTGTATAGGAAGCTCTTGAAAATATTCTTGGTCATCTTTGTCCAAGTGTTTCTCAAAAGCTCTTCCATCTTCAGTCAAGTAAAGATTACCAAATCCCGAAACTAATTTTGGATTCATTTTGTTCATGAACAAGTTTCCAAATTTTACCTCACCTGAACTTCTCAAGCGTTGTCACCTTAGCGAGCAATCGTTAAGTGAAAACTGGATGAATTCAGGGAAGCCCTAACGTAAAGACGAGGGTAATCCTGAGCGAAGCCAATCAAGCCCGTGATTGGAACGTGCAGAGGCCACTGGGTGTTACACGATCTTGTAACGTAATACCAGATACAGCGTCCGGCATCCCTCTGGGATGAAGAGATGGTCCACCCCTTCAAGAAACTGGAGACCAGGAGAACGATTTTCCGAAACTGCTAGGTGCAGAGCTTTACCGCCCTCACCCCGCATATATCTGCGAGATGGCCGCTGAGCCTGTGGTCGTTCATGACTTCACTCGCCAACCCGGTCAGACCGTTCAGCTTGACCGCTATAAGTTCTGGGGAACCCCTGGAACCAAGGAGAGCCGTGAGCGCGTCTCCGACCAGACCATTGGTACCGCCAACAGCCGCAACATCACCAAGGAGAAGGTGCTTGTTGTGCTGAAGGAGTACACCGGTCCTGCAGATCCAGGCGATCCTACCCAGCCTTCTACCTTTAAAATTGCCCGGGAAACCCTGGTGACCGCACAGCGTCTGCTGCTGGACACCGGTAACCTGAACATGTTCCACCAGTCCATCGGTAGCTTGACGCTGCTTGATGACTACCGTCGTTGGCGTGACCGCGTCTTCATCGACGAGATGGCAAAAGCTGAAGCTAACGGCGCTGCTTCTGATGACATCGGTGGTTACTACTTTGCTGGTAGCAAAGAGAAGGATAGCCAAGGCCGCATTTCCTACACCGCTGCTGAGTTTGGTGCTCAGGTTCAGCAGTTCTCCGTGCGTACTGACCTGCTGACCGTTGTCAAGCAGATGCGTAAGCGCAACGTACCTACCTTCGCTGATGGTCTGTATCGTTGTATTTGCGATCCCACCTTCATGATGCACCTGCGTCGTGATGAGGACTTCCGTGAGATCGCTCGTTACGCCGGTAATCCTGGACAAGGCATGTACATGGGCAACCCCATGATGCCTAACAACTCCAGCTTCTACATGGGTCCTCAGGCTGGCCAAGCCTACTTCCTGGCCGGTGAGCCCGTGATGCCTACTGGTGTTCAGTTCGAAGGTGTGAAGTTCTACGAGTCTACGAACTTCCCCACTAAGAATGTGCAAACGTCTTTCGACAACGGCGCTACCTACGCTTCTGAGGAAGTTGCTCAGGGTTACTTCTTTGGCCCTCAGTCAATCGGTGTTGGCATCGGCGGTCCTAACGCTCAGGTGCTCATCAACAACAACGATGACTTCAGCCGCTTCATCATCCTGATCTGGCAACTCTATGCTGGTTTCGAAATCCTGAACAAGGACTTCATCACCACCGCGTTTAGTTTCGTTGCTGACGACGGCACTATTTGAGTTTAATTAAGTAAACAAACCTCAATAGGAGAGATAAATGACCTACTTGTCCGCTAAAAAAATCTACCCAGGTAACTGGGCAGAGGCATTAAACGGTTGGTACAAGAATATTGATTCCAATCAAGACGGTACCGACAATGCTTCCAAGGCTGGCCCAACCTCTGTGTTGGCCGTCCCTGGTTATCGCTACTTCCAACAGCGCGGTTATGTGAAAGTTACCGCAACTTCCGGTGTCGGCGCTGTTGCTTCTGCTGACGTGATCGTTCCTTCCCCCTACCGGAATGACGACACTCGTACCGACATCACCGGAATGGTGATCTCCGGTTCTACTGAACTGCCTGCATACGGCTATCGCGCTACTGTCTCGATTGCTTCTGGCTGGGGCGACCGCCGCGTTGCTTCTGGCGTGTATGCAGCTACCGGAAACGTGATCTCTTTCGGTCGCGATAACGCTGGTTCACCTGTCGCCGCTTCCGGCGTTGGCGAAGGTTTGATCCAGGCCAACCTTTCTTCCACCACTTCCGGTGGTCAGGCTGGCGAAATCTTCTTTGCAGGTGGAGATTCTGCCACTAGCTCCACTCCTTTCCTCACTGCTACCGGCGCTGCTGGCGTAAGTGCAGATAAGGTTTACCGCGAAGTCACTGGTGCCACGACCTTCAAGGTCTACGCAAAGGCTTCTGGTGACGCAACCGCTACCTCTGGTGGCTTCTACATCTCCTCCGGAGATGCTACTGCTGGAACCTTCGGCTACATTGTTGTTGAACTGTGCTACATCCAACCTGATGTTGCTGCAGATTACAATGACATTGAAGCTTATCTTCCTAACAAAATTGTTAGCAGCGGCAGCTGAATTAGGGTAAAATAAGACCAGTAAAATTTTACTGGTCTTATGTTATACCGTCACAAAAAAACGGGGGCCACTCTTAAAGTAATTACGGAGTGGGATAATGGCGATTGGAGGATGGTTCAAGATTCCGAAGGTCGCCTTTTCACTGTGTGGCGTGAAGAGATTGAAGAGGATTCAAAAGCCACAAAAAAGGTGAAGTCTTTACAAGTTAAAGACCGCGCCAATGAAGAAACGCCTAGGGACTTTCCGCCTGACACAAGGTTAAATATCAACAATGCCTCTGCTCAAATGATCGCTGATCATATCAAAGGTGTTGGCCTTAAAACAGCAAAGAAGATCAAGGATCTTCAGATGTCTCTTTCGGGTGAAAGATTCTCTAACCTTGATCAATTAAAGACTGTTAAAACGGTAGATTGGGAAGCAGTCATGGCAGCTGATTTAATCCGAATTTAATTCAAGCCCTCTTCTGCGAGGGCTTATTTATTTTATAATAAGTAAAAACGTAGATGTTGTGGCTAATTTTATACCCATAGGAGCAGTTATTGATCCGTCTAAGGATAGATTTGCCACAACAGGTCCGCATGCCGATATCAGAGTAATACCTCAATTTGGTGAAAATAAGGGTCAAAAGATTGACCCTAAAACTGCAAGGTCTATTTTGCAGAATGTTGTCATAGGCGATAATAATATACCTCTAGTACAGCAAAATGAGAAAGGACAATGGAGCTGGAACTATCCAATAACATCTGGATTTGGCCCTAGATCCGCACCTACTGCAGGCGCTTCTACATTCCATTCAGGAATTGATATAGGACTGGGTACGGGAACTAAAATTGGCTACAAAGGTAAAGGCTCATTTGTTCCCGGTGATGGTATGGGAACTTTATCCGTTACAGACGCTCAAGGCAGACCGTATGACGTTCAAGTTTTACATTTAGATCCATCGAAAAAGATGGGCAGTTCCATGAATGACACCATGACGACTTCGTCGATCATGAATCCGAACGCGCCCTTGTCACAAATCCCTTATTCAGAATTAGAACGCGAGAGAGACATTTACCAAGCTTACGCACAGGGATTTCTAGATAGCAGAGGAGGAAAAAGAGAAACAGAAAAATCTACTCGAGATTCACTCATAGATAATCTAAAGATGCAGCTAATACAACAAGCAATTAATCCATTTGGTGGGGATGATTTTCTTGGCTCCTACGTAAATTCTTCACCTGCACTGTATCCGCAGAATCCTGATATAGTATATTAAGTTCAAGGTTTAACCTAATATAATAAGAAGATAAGAGGTCGGCCAGTGCAGTTATCTACTTTTGATAAAAGCCGTGTACGTTATCATTTAGGTTACTTCACGGTGTCTGTACCAGCGGGTGATTACGCACGGCTTGAAGAGGCCATGAACACCATTCCTGACTCTTTCTTCTATCGCAAGATCATTTATCACTTAGGTCGTTGCGATACAGCTGAACGTAAGACTGAAGTTGCAACCTCTCCTTCAACTCGTATCGAAAAGATCGAGGGTGATGTTGATCGTACCATTGCATCCAGCAATGCGCGAGAAGCATTAAAAGTATGGGATGAAATTTATCTGTATGAGACTAATGCGTTAGCTGCAATCTTGTACGTTCCTAATTACAAGGATCCTTTCCAAGCACGTTATCGCTATGAGCGTTCAGGTGCTGAATTCATCCAAGCTCTTCCTGGCCCTGCAGATAACGCTGTAGGTTCAAATGTTTACCT